GCCCGGATGTCCGGGCTCTCGAGCTTAACCGTTCGTCATCCGACCCCTAAGGTGATCACTATGACCCGTACAAGATCAATGCAAGGGCTCCACTCTTCTGGATTTTATCATGAAGTCCAGTTTAACGTGGATCATGGCCTTAAGCCTAGCAACTTTACTAATTATAGTAAAACTTGCATAGACGAAAATGTCACTCCACTTGTGGATCACTCTCTCTCCATCTCTGAATATGATGGTAGAGCATTGATTCCTGTCTCTGGTAGTGGGTTTCCGTTTCCGTATGTAGGTACCTCTTTTGAGGACTATCTACCTGCGAATTCGTTAAATTCCACTTTCCAGTCTCACGGATCAGTCCCCAATGCCACTATTAGCTCAACGGATTATGCAACAGTTGTTGCTAGGACTAATCCTAGTCGACCTGTTGTCACTCCTTTGACTCTAATACAGGACCTTGTGGACATCCCACGACAACTTAAGGATGTTGGGCGTCTGCTAAAGAAAGGTACTAAGGGTCTTTCCGCAAAAGATATTGCGAATCAGAACCTTGGTATCCAATTCGGCTGGCTGCCCCTCATCCAAGATGTCAAAGACGTATTGAGTCTTCAGTCTCATATTTACCGAAGGGTAACTGAGCTGAACAGACTTTACTCGTCTACGGGATTAAAGCGTAGAGTAACTCTGGACTTTGGGTCTGCAGCTGATTCTCAGAAGGACATTGCTGTCCTTGCTGAGAGTGCTGCGACTGTTAGGTGTGATATCGATAGATTCACATCCTATACAAAATGGGGTACTGTCAGGTGGATACCTGATGGTCCCATTCCAATGCATCCGAGTCTGATGGAACTCAATAGACAAGCAACTAAGGCTGTCAGTGGTTTATCCATTGAAGGCCTTACTCAGGGCACTTGGGATATTATCCCATGGACCTGGCTTATCGATTGGTTTGTGCCTATTAAGACATATATGTCTCAATACAGCAACACTGTTCCGGCTCACCCACAACATGTAAATGTTATGTCTGAGACGGTTTCTCAGTGCACCATCAGACGGTCAGGTACTGGTACAAATAACCAGTTCCTTACCGGACTCCACGGTTCAACGATTTTCACCACGAAGACTCGTGGGAAAACGTTGGTGATCAATCCTTCCTCTGTCCCCTTTATTGGGGTTCAGAGACTGTCGATTCTTGCTTCGTTGTTTATCCAGCGATTCAAGTGATCGTTGGATGCTCAATGAGCAAGAAAGAAGGTAAGTATGCTTGGTTCAACCCTGACGGTGACTCTTGATGGTTCCGGTGGAACCGCCAAGACTCTTCCGCTGATTAACCAGGACGGCTATTCGAGTGAATATTTCCTCGATGAAGCCACCGTTCAATGGCGGGCAAAAGTCCGACATTCGAGCGATAATGTCAAAGCTGGTACTCAGGCTTTTGATCGTCACACTGTGACTTTTCAAAGGTTCCTGAAGCCTACTACGACATTTCCCCTGGGTCTGCTGACCGAAGTTATTTACACAATTCGTGTGAATTCCTCAGAAGTTCAAGCAGACGTCATCGACTTGTCTGAAGCCATGAGCTTTTACACAGTAAAAGCTGGTGGCATCGCTGCCAAGTTGCTTGGGTGGGAAAGTTAATCACTTTTCCTCCTTAGCTTTTGCTAAGGAACCAAGGAGACGGGTGAACAGAGCCGTAGAGACCCTTTAGCAATGGAGATTGCTATGAGTCCGAACAGCTACGTCACTTATCTTCAGGGACTATACTTAGCAACGTTTGTCGATGTTGCTAATGAGTACCCACACCTCCGTGTAGACAGTGATCGTGATTACAAACGGTTGCTCTCTCTCGTCAATACGAGAGGAATCCAGGTTTTCCTGAGAGACCTCCCGAATGCGGGAAAACACTTTGACTTGTGTCTTTCTCGCGGACAGCTAACCAAATCTGGACTCCCTCTTACGAGGCCGTTCAAATCTGGGGTGGTAATCCCTCGACTATTCAAGGGGCTACTCCTCTCTGTCTTTGACGATAACGGAATGCTTAGGGTTGATCCTGATAAGCGCTCAATATTCTTTCTCAGGCAGCTCTATTTTGCTGCTAAGAGGTTTAGAATTGAGTGCTCTAAGTCCTCTACATGGAGTACAGTAGATGACTTCTTTAAGATCGACCAGGAGGTTCGTCCCCCAACGTCTAGTTGGAACGGACTTGAACCTAGCTTTGAGCCTTGTGCTAGCGTTACTCTTTGTGACGGTAGCGGTTCTCAGCTTCCTCGCAGTAGTCTTTATGACAAATGCGATGACCTCTCTCCAGTTGCAGTTGATGCATCAAAATATCTTGCCCAATGGGCAAGTGACATTGTTGCCTCAAAGCTCGGATGGTTTAACCCATCTGAATGGAGAACTAAGCATGGACCAGGTGCAGTCTCAGATTTAGATAGGAGTCAGAGTAAATACTCTCTTCCTAACTGGTCTGAGGTCCTTGAAGTATCCTTTCCCTATGCTGATTTCGCCTTTTCGGCTTATCATTATTGGGCGGAGACTTCATCTAGTGATGCCTGCAATTCTTCTTACGATGAATTGCCCGCAGCAAAATTAATTGCCGTACCTAAGACGATAACAGCTCCGAGGCTTATTGCCTCAGAACCTGTTTCTCATCAATGGTGTCAGCAGTCAATATTGCATTTTCTCACTAGTTCCATTGTTAAGACTCCTGTTAGATTCTCTGTGAATTTTCACTCACAGGTTCCTAATGCAGTCCTAGCTATGGAGGCATCCCATACACAGTCGCACGCGACAATTGATTTGTCAAGTGCTTCTGATCGTATATCCTGCTGGTTGGTTGAGCGAGTATTTCGGAGAAATCCGATACTACTCAAAGCCTTCCGATCAGTCAGGACCCAATTCGTTACGAATGGGATCGATAGGGAATCTCCTTCACTCTACGAGCTTAGGAAGTTCTCTACGATGGGATCTGCTCTTACCTTTCCTGTTCAAACTATTATCTTTAGCATTTTAGCTGCATCTTGCGTCCACTTTATTCGTGGCCGTAAGAAAACAGTTAAGGCTTTAGAACGTAGTTTCCAGGAGGTCCGAGTCTATGGTGATGATATAATCGTCCCCACAGACTGTTGGCTACTCACTCAGGCAGTGTTAGAGGACCTTGGTTTAAAGGTCAATCCCAACAAGACTTTTGGAACTGGCAAGTTCCGTGAGTCATGTGGATGCGATGCTTACGACGGTTACGATGTAACCAAAGTAGCTGTCATCTCTATGCCTGAGGTGTCCCGACCGGGATCAATTATGTCATCTGTAGATACTCACAATAACTTCTTTATGAAGGAATTATGGGAATCTGCAAGATACATAAAAACGACAGTCATGAGGTTATCCAGATATAGGATACCTGATGTTGAAGTTGATTCCGGTGAGTTCGGTTGGTATCCTGACCCCCTTAGCCCAGTGTATCTACCTAAAATTAGGTGGAATACTGAGCTACAGAGGCAGGAGAAGCTCGTCCATTCTGTCAAAAGACAGTCTGATCGAGTCCATACCGAGCAACATACGATGGTACTTCAGTATTTTACTGAAGTCTGCAAACCACCGATCTCTCATGAAGAGAGGTTAGGTGTTCCATCGTTACCCAAAGCTAAGTTGTGCCTAGGGTGGGTCCCTCTTTAGATTTCCAGGCGAATGCCCGGTTATCCAGACAGGGTGGAAGGATAAGAAGTGTTTCTTATCTTTGAAGGGGC